AACAAAATCAAAACAAGAAAGCTATTTTAGGGATAAATAAAATATGAAAGCTCAATTCATATTTGAAAATTATCCTCCGGGAGCTGCTAATGATCCAAATGCTCCATGGAATGAGACAGAAGATAGAAGCTGGACTGATTTTGAAATGGATAAGGATGGAGATCCTCGATTAGTTACAAAAGCATACGTTGGGGAAGATGATCTAGAAATACTAGACAATCAATCTATGGATCCTATGAGTCTCGATAAAGCTCTTTTAAAAAAATTAGGTCTCTCATACGAAGAACTAGAAGGACTAGATATGGAGGAGGAATTTTCTATAGAAGAATATCATCAAAAGAGTAATACAGTTTATTTTAAGACAACTGCAGGAGATACAGAACTTTCTATCGGTGAACTGCAAAGATTAACCTAATTTTAATTTATAAAAGACCAGGAATAAAAAACTCTTGGTCTTTTCTGTTCTATAATATTCACAAAAATTTGTTTAATAAAGAGTTATGGATGTAGAATTGTTTGAGTACGAAGTACCTACAGAACAAATAGAATACAACAAAATATATCTTATCTCAGATCTCCACTTTGGCGTGAGAGCCAATTCTCTCGAGTGGCTAAAAAATCAACTCGATTTCTTTTATGGCATTTACATTCCTTATCTTAAGGAAACCAAGAAGAAAGGAGATATTCTTTTTATATTAGGAGATTGGTTTGATAATCGTCAGTTGCTGGATATTAATGTCATGAATAAATCCATTGATCTTGTTTTTGATCTTGCGGATATTATGCCTGTTTATATGCTTACAGGAAATCATGATATTTACAAAAAACATGATACGGATGTTAATTCATTAGCTGCTTTTCGTTTTATTCCAAATGTTAAAATTTACGAACAACCTGCCGTTATTACCAATGGCAAAACAAAGATCCTCATTCTTCCTTGGATCGGAAACCCCGAAAGAGAAGAGATGTATGGAAAAGCTAATTCTTGTGACTATATTTTTGCCCACGCGGATATAATGGGCTTAAAATATGATAACGGAAGACAGATTGTTAAAGGAGCTAAGTTAAGAGGAATCAAGGGGGTAAAGAAAGTTATTTCTGGCCACGTTCACAAAAGACAAGAATTAAAAGATTCTCTTTATTTAGGTTCTCCTTATTCTACAAAGAGAAGCGACATTGGAAATAAAAAAGGTCATTATACTTTTTATCCAGAGACCAATAAAATTGAGTTCATTATCAATAAAACTTCTCCAATATTCCAGAGAATTTTATTAGAAGATCTTATGGAATGGACTTTGGAAAGAGCTCATAAACTACTTGAGAACAACTATACGGATATAATTGTTCCAGATAAATACATTCATTTATTTAATTTAACGCGTTTTACAGAACTTTTAGAGGGCTGTGCGTATAAGAAGGTTGAAACAGTTGGTGAAAAGAAGAAGCTCGAAGATACTTTCGGGGAAATGATGGACGGAGAAGAGATTAAGGATATTATTTCCTTACTCGAGAAATCTATTGACGATTTAGGACACCAAATGGAATTCTTAGTCAAATTGAAATTAATGAACAGAACTTATTATGAACTTGCATCCAAATCCGAGGATATTATTGATATAGTATAAAGGATTTGCATTTTATCCCATGATATTTGCCAAAGTTTAAATGATCTAATATTTTATGACAATAAGGGCATTCTTTTAATATTTTTCTTCTTTTAATTTTTTTTGCACTCTTAGAGATATTATTTTTATGTTTTATAGAATATTTTTTCCCTTTTAATGATAAACTAATTTTCTCTTTTGTTTCTTTCGAATGATGAGTTCCATATAAAGGATTTTCGGAACCTAATTTATATTCTCTATAAAAATTTTTAAATCTTTTTTCAATATGCTCTTTAGATTGTTTTTTCCCTTTGTGAGCTTGTCTTATTTTTTCTTTTGTTTCTTCAGAGTGTTTATTTCCTAAATTAAATTTATTTCCAAGATTACAGCATTTACCCATATTGGATTGACTTATTTTAATTTTTGTTTCGTTATTATGATATGACCCCGGAACACCAAAACCTCCTTTAGGACTTATATTATATCCATTTGGGATTAAGGTATTAAATTTTAAAATATATTTTTCTTGAGCACTAAAAGCTTCTTCCTTTGTAGAAAACCACTCGATGATCTCTTTAAAAAAGTTTTTATCTCCATATCTCTTAACAGCTTTAGAAAAATAATTTCCACTTCCTATATAATATTTCTTTTTTCGGGTTTTTTCATTTTCCGTATGATCTCCAATATATTGTTTACCATTTATTAAATTGGTAGTTAAATAAACATAATTTAATTCCATTATAAAACTATTTAATTTTTCCATTATATAATATATATCTTTATATATTTTGAAATTTATGATAAAGTTACTAAGGAGGATCAAATGAAATCCGTGTGTAAATCTACTGATCATTGCTGGGATATGGGGGGTCAATGTGTAAAATGTAATGCTATTCGGGGGGAACAACCCGCAGCAGTTGATATGCAAAACAATTTCTGGCAGTTTCCTTCTGAATTTATGTCAGACGGGGATCTTTATAAACTATTTGCTGATCATGGATTCATTATGAGTCGTATGATTTCTGGATCTAAAAGCGGATATAAAGAAAAATATCCAGATCATAAAGTAGTTTTTAATGCAAACATCGTTATCAAATCTCGTGGAAAAGTTTGGTATGGTGATATTGATTTAACTCTTGATAGAGAGGATCTTCGATTCATTGCAAACGATTTGAAAGAACCTCTTTATGTTCTTTATGAGATGGATGCTCGTTTTGAAAATGAAAATCAACCTTTTGAATACTATGAAAGAAAAGCGGTCGAAAAAATCGAACCTCACTAAAGAAGAGGAAAAATGGCTAAAAAAGATGGACGAGGATGTTCCAACTTGTTATTCCCCATCTATTGAATCTATCGAAAAAGATTTGGGACATGGATTTTGGGGTAATCCAACTTCAGGATATATTTACGATAAAGATAATAAATAATGGCAAAAGTAATTGTAGCACCAAAAATTTACGAACCAAAGGATACAGAATTCTCTTTATTCTTAGGAGGCGGTATAACAGATTGCCCTGATTGGCAAGCAGAGCTAATTGAACTATTGAAGGATGCTCCAGGTTTAGTTATGTATAATCCAAGAAGGAAAAATTTCCCTATTGAAGATCCTAATGCTTCAAAAGAGCAAATAACCTGGGAACATGATTATCTAGAAGAGGTAGACATTCTTGTGTTCTGGTTTGCAAAGGGATCTTTAAATCCAATTGTCCTTTATGAATTGGGGAGATATGGAAATTCTAGCGAACGACTTCTTTGCATAGGGATGGATAAAGAATATAAAAGACAGCAAGATGTTTTGATTCAAACAGAATTAGATCGTCCAGAAGTTGAGATTGTTTATTCTTTAGAAGATCTTTCTATTCAGATATTAAATGCCTTAAAAGCTTTGAAATGAAAAAAACAGATCCCAAAAAATTAGCAATTGAACTTAAAGCTATAGAAGGATTTTTTGAATCTGGCGGATATGAAAAAGCTGTTGAAAAAAGAAGGTTAGAAATTGAAGCAGAGAAAAAGGCCGAAGAAGATCGAATAAAAGCTATTAAATGTCCTTCTTGCGGGTCTACTTCAAAAGATCATGTTGAACATCGAGATGATAATGGAATAATTGGTCCGGGATATGCTTCATGGATTGCGAACGAATATTTTGTTTGTAAAAAATGCGGAACCATGTTCAAAGATATGGAAAAATATAAGAATAAAAAGTGAAAACTTTTGATCTTCTTTGATATATAAAATGTAACCTTGTGATTGAGGCTTTAGTGTTCTTTATGAACATTTGAGTTGGGGGAAAGACCAACAAATAAATCCTCATATAAAAATAACGTAAGGAATGACAGTAAATTATTA